AAGACATCGCTACAGCCGAGCTTCTGCTAATACCCGCAAAGCAATGAACTACAAAAGGTTCATCTTTTTGTATTTGCTCGAAGAAATTCACAATTAATGCGGCTTGTGTTTGACCAAAAGAAACGCAACCGTCTTCATCTTTTACCACATCATCGAAATTTAATTCTAAGATAGATCGGTAAAGTTCTGGGTATATTAACCGTTTGAAATGGCTAAAGCGGAAACCTTCGCAGCTATCTGTAGATGATGCAATACGTATTAAGCTCGCTGTAGATGGTGGTTGGAAAATAGTACAATTTAGGTGACTTAGTACCCAAATATTATGAACTAAACCGATTCCGTGCCTGTCCATTAATCCCACCAATGCTGGATATATTTTCTCATGTGGGCGAATAATCTATCGTAGAGATCTTCTCTGGCTGCAATCTCCAAGCTATAAATAACCATTTTGTTTTCAGAGGCAGCTTCCGTAGCTACTAAATCATTCGAGTCTACTTTTGAGTAGACTACACTTGATACAAAACCTATATGCTTACCTAAGCTAGATATCTTTTCGAAATCAAAGGAAACCTCACCGTATTGCTCCAGATGGCGATCATACATATCTTCTATTTTCTTATTGGGGTGGTCGGAATCAAGCTTATCAAGTAAGTAGATAGCATACTTAACCTGACGACCTACCCTAATGCTGTTCTCAGCGTACCCATTCGTTAAGACCTTTTCCATACGCACAAGCTTAAAACGCATAAGTCTTAAAAAGTAAGCATGATCCCAGTCGTAATCATCCCATAGGAAAATGGCGTAGCTATAGACTGCTTTAAGCCAATGGAAGAAGTTTCTAATTTTTTTATAAAAAAGCATATGTTAATTTAGCTTTATATAATAAATCAATCAAGCTTATTTAGTATTTGCCCACAACGTAAGCACTCATTTTGAGCCTGACATAACCACCAATCGCCACCATCAAAGAACATCTGAACAGCATCTGAGAACGATTGGGGTAGATGATAGTATAAATGGTCATCGTCTTCGGTATAGACTGCAATACCTTCTGACTTGATTCCTGTAGATACATTATCAAATGTCATCTTCTTAGTAGAAGTGTCTAAGGTAGCTTCATAGCGGGGGGAGGGAGAGAAGCCAGTGCTACATTGTATTAAGCTCTGCTTTAATACAACTAAGGACAAAAGTAAAGTAGTTACTATTTGTTTCATACAATTAAATCTAGGATACGATAAAAATTATAAGCGGCCAGAAGTTTGTTAGATTGATAATATTAGTAATAACAGTAACTTAGTATGTGCTTGAATATTTTCGCTAGAAGCTATACGTTTTCTTCTTTAGACGGCGCTAGCTTCTGAGATCTTGGGGGTATGTGCTGCCGCTATTTCTTACACCTTTGAAAAAAGTCTGTTAATAAAGCGATGCAAAAATCATCACTCATAAATTCGGTATTTACTGTGTATGGATGTTCTACATTTTCATCTTTGCTAACCTTACGGCTGAAGGTCATTTCACCCCAACCAATTCGTTTAGCTGCCCAAGCTAGTTCAAAACCTTCGTATTGGTCATTCTTAAATGGAGTCATTTCATTTCTAATAAACTCATAATCGAAATCCCACCATTGGACATCTAATGTTTTAAGTAAATCATCGGTGATGTGAATATGTCTTAGCTCACCCATACCATCTTTAGTGATGGTATTCTCACCTATGGGATAAAGAACATATGGATAGTCATCGTCCTCTAGGTTTTTTTCCTCTATTTTTATCGAGTCTAAACGTTCCGCTAATTTTCTTTCATTTACAAAGATCTCAAAAGAATTAGTTTTATCTACCCAGTGTTCTAATATCCAAATAGGGTACTTGAAAAAACTAGTCTCAATAGGTTCGATCCAACCTTCTTTTTTGTCCTCTAAGTGCTTTTTAACTTCTTCCTTTTCCCATAAGCAAGCTTGGAGCGAGGTAACGGTCCCCTCTTTGCTCCAGAGAGCGTAGACATAGAATTTTGTAGGTTCTTTAGATTTTTCCGTTGTCATAAAGCCCCTTTATTTTTGGTAACTGTTAATTTTTTGCACCACCATTATCGTTCGCCCCAGATCCAACGTGTGAGCCAACTAGGTCTATTTTTATAAAGTTTAAGTTTAGGGATTTCTTCCACCATCGCAACCTCTATTACAGGTTCAGGTGGAGATAGAATAATAGATATAGTCTCAGTTACTTTTTCTTTATGCCAATTCTTCAAAGAGCAACTGCGACAAGCGCCACTGCGTCCTTCCTTTAAAGATCTCGCTAGACGCTTAAAGGTTACATGGCGTACACAGCGGCACTGAGGACATTCAAATGTGCAAATATTGGTAGACATGAGAAACAGTCTAGCTGATTTCATCGGAGATGGACAACAAAAACACACTTGCTCATAATTAGAACAAGTAACCCTATCCCTAATATGTAGAGAAAGGTTTTTCTCAGACCGACTATAAATTCTTTAAGCATGTCAAAAATGTTATTGAACTAGAACCTAGAAGTCAACAGTTACTTGGATTGCTTATAGATAGCAATCATTATGGAATGATGCTTACATATACCCTTAGCCAATGGTTGATTTTCGCAATCTGCAAAATCACAAATAGGATTTTCAACTACAGGTACTAAAATACTATTTCTACTATAATGGTAGTGTTTTACGCAAACAGTTGAATTTTCCATCGCTAGAGCTGGGCATAACGAACAAAACTTTTTGCTATGGTGGATACTGAAGTAATCCTGCTTAATAATTACACACTCTTGAATCCACTGTTTTTTATTCTCTTCTTTTACTTTTAGTAATTCCTGTCGTGCCGCATATCTAGCTATTTCACGAGCTTCCATTTGAAGCTCACGTTCCATTTTGCGGTTTTGTTGGTCAGTTAGTTTCGCAACTTCTTTATCTCTAAGCTTAGCTTCTTTACGTGCAATCTTTTCTTGTTCTTTGGATAGTTTTTTATCTACCTTTTCTTTCTCTTTAGCATTTTCAATATAAAACTTTTCATAGAAGTGTTCAGAGCAGTAACCGTGATAGAAGCGATCTGGAATTATTTTACATACCTTGCAGGCTACTTTCTGACCATTAGCTTTTACGCTACCGCTTTTGTAACACCTATAATGCTGCCAACAGAGTTCTATTCCGTCAGGACGCAATCGACAACGACGTTGACAATAAGCGCAGTTTACAAAACGTCCATGTTGATGTTTCGCACAGTAATCACCAACAATTGAAACATGTCTTTTACCTACACCACAAGCTTTACAAGTCTTTCGGCTAACAGTTCTGCCTTCGGCATCTAGTCTACCTTCTTTATATTTTTTGTAATGTCTCCCACAAAGCTGTGCATCGAACTTTTTTGAACAACCTTTTCCACACTTCTTACATTTTGGTCTGGGTAATTTAGCACCCATGGTGTCTATCCGACCGGAAGCAATGAGCGAGAGATGTTCTCGGCAATAACCATTAGCTATGTATTGACTTCTAACATTACAGATCTTGCAGCGTATCTCAGGTTTTACAATTATCTTACCAGCATCGTCAATATAACCGCCTTGATATCTAACGAAATGATAGCTGCACATGTTGAGGGGATTTTGAGGAGGTCTGTCCTTTCCGCATATTTTACATTTTGGTTTTGTAAGTTTGGGTTTAGCAATCTTAACGCCTGCTGCATCTATGCGACCACTAGCTAGAAGTAATAAATGGTTCTTACAGTAACCGTTGGCGATAAATCTGCCAGTTTTACCACAAATTTTACAGGACATCTTGGGTTTGGGGGGAGCTTTGGGGATCACACACCCATTCTTATCCAGCTCGCCACGGTTGAAGGCTTTCCTATGCTCAGCGCAGAATAAGCCATTTTTCTTTTCATGTTTTTGGAGAAGTGCAAAACAAGTCTTGCAGTATTTTGGGCCGAACTTCTTGGGTCTAAGAAGACCTCCTTGTTCGTTGATGCGTCCTAAATAGACATCAGTATAGTGGGGTTTACAAAACCCTTTGATAAGTTTTGTTTTCTCCCCACAAATTTTACATTTCGCTTTGGGAAAATGTCTTTGCCACAGCTTGTGTTTAGCGTCTGGGTTAGGAGATCCATCTAACAAAAGAGTCTTAGTAAGATACACCATCTTGTAATGACTAGGACAAAGATACATTCTTCTTGCTTTGGTTTTACAATTCTTCATAGAGCAAAGAACATCTTTTTTATAGATGTTCTTTTGTGGAACTTTTTCTACGAGCTGCTTACCACTAGCATCGATATACTTCTTTTTAAACCATTTATAATGTTTATCGCAAAAACCCTTTTTGATAATAACTTTATCGCAACCACTTAAAGTACAATTAGCATTTGGGTTGTATCTGACCTGATCGTTACCAGCATAGGAAGCTGTTTTAGTGCCTTCTGGCGTCCACCAACCTTTGGAGTATTGGTTGTAGTGGTAACGGCAAAAGCCCTTAGATAAGTGCTTTCTAGGCTCTAAACAGTCTTTAATTTTGCAGACAAATTCTGCCACCAGAGATCATCCTAATTTTTGAATTGGGTATAAACTCCCATACTTAGGGAATGGATTCAAATGGAAAAAGTGGAGCCCTCGATAGGGCTTGAACCTACAATGACTTTCGTCGGCAGATTACAAATCTGCTGCCTTACCAATTAGGCTACGAGGGCACGGAGTGGAAAAGCGGTGGGAGTGGGACTTGAACCTACAAGGGCTTTTAGACCCACGGCACGCTAGCAACGTGCTGCCTTACCAATTAGGCTATCCCACCACAATGGGCGTTGAGGAATTCGAATCCCCGACCTACTGGATGTAAACCAGTTGCAAATGGAGCCCACCATCAGAATTGAACTGATGACCTCATCCTTACCAAGGATGTGCTCTGCCAACTGAGCTAGGTGGGCGTTTTGTCTCGTTCTTGCCTTATCTTCTCTCGCTGTGCTTCCCTTTCAGGAAACTCTAACTTTAGCATCTCTTTTATAGAAGGCATCGGTTCATTGTCAGAGATATTGTGTTTTTTTCTAAACTCAATTTCCCAAAAAGTATGTCTTTTCCCATCGTCCATACCTGTTATCCAACCATGATACCAAGCTATCAGGATTTTTTCCGTTTCATCGAGGGGTTCAGTGAAATCTAAAACAGTACCTCTTAATTCATCTAGCTTTTTATATTCTGCTTCAAGATAGTTAAGTTGTTCTTCTTTAGCTCTACGGGTCATTTTCAGTCCAGGAACGTCTCTGAACCCTCCGATGTTATCCCTGTAATCCGACACTTTGGACCTTCTTTCCTATTTGAAATTCCGTGGAGGTATTCTTTCCAGTTCTCTTTCAGAGTTTTTCTTAAACATGTTTCGTAGGGAAACCAAGCTTTTCAAGTCCCAAGACAGCTTCAGCATAATAAGGAGAGCTAGATGCTTTAAGCTTTTCTAGTGTGGTTGGTGTTTCAACAGCTTCAGGACCACGTCTTAGGTAGGTCGCCCCATCATTCTCGGTATGAATTGCTAAAGACCCATCAGTATTGATTACTAACCAATGATCAGATGCACTCATAAAAAACCCCTTTGTAGGATGGCGGAAAACGGAGGAATCGAACCCCTGGCTGTTACACCCCCGTCTGCTTTCAAGGCAGATTGCGACCACTCGCAGCGTCTTCCAAACACCATAGCAAAACCTATTCAATTGTCAAAGAACAGTAGGCGTGGGGAGAATCGGACTCCCAACTGCACCTTATCAGAGTGCCATGATACCATTTCACTACACGCCCATAAAAACAGTTACAAAAAGCAAGAACCCCGCTTCCTAGTTGGAGAGCGGGGTTCTTAGAGTCTTCAAAGACAGTAAAAAGCTACCCGCCATCCTCCGTTGAGGTGGTCGATGTGCAAATACTGACGATGGATACTTTTCTTTTCATGTATTTAAATCTTATCTGACGATTTCGTAAAAGTCAACTTTTGACATTTTATGCTTAAGTAAATAGAAAGTGACATTAGTAATATTTCGGGAGTATCTATGCTTACTTCCTAGTTGGGGACTTCAATGAAAAAACTGATCTTTGTCTTGATTTGCCTTTCCTCCGATGCGTTCGCTACAAACTGGACTAAAATCGGGACAGTTCATCTCAATGGTGGGGCTGCTTACGATTTACGCAACGTCCCCATTCCTGTAAACAGGCTTGTATCTGGTAATTATTTTCTGATTTTAATGCCGAGAAGCTGCGGGAATATTGCTTTTAGGGATATTGTTCTTTACGACAGTGCAGGTCCTGTTTATGGGGATTTATATAGGAATGTCCAAAATGAAAATCAAACGGAGTGGTCATACATACTTAATAAGACAACCGCTCTTACAGGTATAGGAATGTATGTTGATGCTCCCTATGATTGCTTTATAGACTTTTATATTATCGTAAGGACTCCCGATCCTATTCCCACTCCAACCCCCACACCGACTCCTACAGCTCCAGGTAACCCACTTCAGAGGCATTGCCGTAGGGTAGCTTTTGATCTGTCTTATGACTATGAAGGTCATTTTGACCAAGTAGCCGCTGTTGCTGGTGATCCTTGCTTTGTATTTATCAGGTTTACTTTATTGCCTGACTATAGAGCATATTTAGATGACCGCAGGGCTAAGAGTAAAAGTCCTGACTTTGAAATTGTTCAACCTGAAAATGTTAAGGTTGAGATCGAGCAAAGAGTTGGCAATAACTAAGTAAACTTAGTTTCAGTTTTCCCATGAGGTTTGGATTTACCCCCATCGTCCATAGCTACAAATACTGCTTCACAAGTAAAGACAACATGACGTTCGTCGTTAGGTTTTAGATTTTTGGTTTCAACTCGACAATCAATAGTGATTGAAGAGGTACCAAAAGCCTTCGCCTCAGTAATGAACTCTAAGTAGTCACCTAGCTTGACAGGTTTTTTAAAGATGGATTCTGATATTTTCACGGTGACAATGTTTTTAGTCTCAAGCTGACACATCACATACAACGCAGCCGCTTCGTCTATCCAAGATAAAAGTTTACCACCGAATAGGAAACCAGCAGGGTTGAGATCTTCATGTTTTACGAGTTTTCGAAAAGAAACTGTCATGGCTTTCTCCACCTTCTCTAATTTTTCAATTCTATCTGCTGCCTTAGTTAGTAGATCACTAACATCTTTAGCAACTGATTCGTCACAAACTAAATAAATGGCACTAGCTGCTTTTCGCATTCTGTCTATCATTAACTGCTACCACCTTAAAACGCTCAATTTCAGTTAGACGCTTACATTCTTCTTCAATCCATTTAGCTGCATTAGAAGCTACTAGATGTACTTTCGCTTCGGCTGTAGCTACTCTTTTCCCTGTCTCGTCGTATACCTTCATCTGAATTTTAACCGATCCCACATCAAACCCTTTTTTCAAATAAATTTCTGAATTCGTCTTTCAGATCTCTTACAAAATCCATGAGCAAAGGGGAAGTTACAATATCTGGTTCCCAAGCTAAACCTCTTTCAATCAGGTTGTATTCTTTTAGTATTCTAGAGCCTGGGACATGAACACCATCAGCACCACGGTCTTTACCTAATACCCATAGATGATCTGAAATCGAAGCCGCTGCTGTGATGTCATGGGTGATAACTATGATTGTGTTTAAATCGTGCATAGCTGCAATCTTACTTAGCAGCTTACCTGTCTTCTCTAACATAATGAGGTCTAGACCTGAAAATGGTTCATCTAAGAGTAAGAAATGTTCTGAGCAGAGGATCTGCTGCAAAATCGCACAGCGTTGGCGTTGCCCACCTGATAGCTGTGCTGGGTAACATAAGGCCCTATCTAAGAGGTCAAACTGAGAAAGCAGTTCTCTAGCTTTGTCTTTTGCTACCTTTGTACTTTTCTCTTTCTGCTTAGCTGCCAATATTAAATTGGATAAAACTGTTCTATGCTCAAACAAGGGATAGTTCTGAGCTACTACACCTACTTCACCTGCTCCGACATGTTCTTCTTTACCAAGTAAAGTAACTTTACCTGATGTCGGCGGGTTAAGACCTGCAATTATTCGAAATAATTGGGTTTTTCCGCTACCTGAAGGGCCGAGAAACCCTATAATTTGACCTGTTGTAATTCCAGGTCTAGTGATGTTTTTAATTTCGGCTGAAACATTTTTAAGAACGGAAGTGCCTTCGTAATCGAGACAGACATTATCTATCTTCAGGAGTGTTTCGCCCAAATTGTAATCAACCATTTTTGGCTTCCTTGAATTCACCAACGACATTCCAAAAATCAACCATGTCGTTGGCTTACATCATCAATATTAAAAATTCGATCTTGAAAAAGGGGCTTAATGATTCTGCTTGAACTTTTATAGTTACCACTAAGTTCTCTATTTGTGGTCATAAAAGTATCATACTGATGTACGAACTTTAGTTCATTTTTAGAATTATAAAGCAAACAAAGCGTAGGTATCTCTTCAGTCTTAGCTAGAGTTGCGAAGACATGAGCATATCTTCCTTGCTCTTCTCTACGTCCAGAAGACCCCGAACCGCCAATGGCGTATTGAATTTCATCTCCAATGTCTACAAAGAAATACTGTTGCCATCTATTACGACTATCGAAAAAGTTTATGGGTGAGGGCATATGATAAACTCGTTCATACTGAGTGAAGGTCTGCGGCATCCAAATAGCTAAAGATTCCTTTTTCCAAGCTTTTTCAAATTCTTTCTTTGTTAGTTCTTTTTCTTCATCACAGTCATCATTGTAATTATACTTACATTGCTCCTTAAATTGCTTAATGATTTCTGGGTAAAGTTGAGCTTCTTGAGCTGCAAAGATTGCATCTTTTAGATCTGACTTATATTTATAGTTCTCAGATTGGTCACCAAAGTTCTTCTCTACGGTGCTGAGTTCGTATTCTTTGATTAAGGCGTCTATTTGTTCATCATCGAAGTAGTGATTATTTAACTGCTTACGAGCTTCTTCTTTAATTCTAGAAATTCCAATAAAGGAAGTTTGCTGCATATGATTGGGGTCATTATACAGTGATTCATCTAACCGTTCACATTGAACGAAGATGCTCAAGCATGAATGTTTTTTGCTAGATATGGATTCTGCAATCTCAACGTGATCTGCATCGAACCATTTACCTCCGGTGAGAGGCAGGGTTTCTTTTTGAAATTGTATTGAAACATTTGAATCGGGGGTATGGATTAAGTCAATCATTATTATTTCCTTTCTAGAGTAATTGTGGCGTAAGGACAGAAAAGTTGCTTCAGTAAGCCTATACAGTAGTCTTGAAAAAGACCTAAAAACAAAATAGTGATCTGAATTGCCATCACAGCGGATAAATGGAAATGTTTATTTTGATTGATTAAGACCGCACCTATACCACCATCAGAACGGGACATGCCTTCAACCATCGTGAGCATCATCCATGATATGGCTGAGTTGCTTCTCAGAACATCAAAAACCTTATCGGCTTGTCCTACGACTACTACTTCCCAAACAACTCTCCAGGAGCCCATTTGGAGCGTTCTGGCGAGGTCGTATTGAGCCTTAGGGATAGAAGCCAAAACGTCTGCCATGCTTGTCACAAAGAAAACTACAACAGAGAAAACTAAAAGAGAGAGTTTTAAGGCATGACTGCTGTTAGTAGCGAGGGTAAAGAAGAAAGTTAGACCTACTAAGGATAGAAACCGCATTTTGCTGATAGCAGCAATTATAGGTCGGAAGAAAGGCATAACTGTTAAATAGGCTAATAATAGAGATATGACAGTAGCGACTCCAATTGCTTGGAGGTTTAAGGTAAAGCTTGTAAGTAATTCTGCTCCTAGACCTCCAACCCAAAGGTCTGAGAAGGCGTGAAGTGTTTCGGTTTGTGTTGGTAAAAACACGAAAGGAGAAAAGATCCAAAGTAACATAAGACCGACAATTTGAGCTGTGATCAAAATAGTTATAGATGATTTTGAAATTACTTTATTAGGCGAAAATATATGAACTAGATCTCTCATTCTCCACCTCCTGAATCTCCGCTGCCAGAATCAGTTGAACCTGCATCTGGTGCGTCTTCTGCTGGGGCATCTGTTGGACTTTCTGTAATTTCAGCTTCCAGCTCGTCAAAGACTTCTTCAGGTTCTGGTTTGTCACCTTTGACCCAACTGCCACCGGCAGGTAAGTAATTATTACTTTTATAATAGTCGTCAGAAGAGATAGATTGGTTGTTTACTAAAAAAACATAATATAACCAAACATCGTCATCATCTTTGTAAGCATAAGCCCCCTTACAAGGTTTATCTGGTTCTAAAGCTGAGCAAGTTATTTTAATTCTAGTGACTTGTTTCTTAAATACTTTGGTTTGTTTTATGTCTGCGAATTTTGAAAATTGAGTTGTAGGCTTGGGGTAAACCTTATTACCACACTGGGTAAAGCACCCAGCAAGCAATAATGGAATCAACAAAACAAATTTCATATGTACTCCTAATGTTGACCCTGCGGGTGTGTGATCCGCCAAATACCCGCCATACAAGGTACTGAGGAATTTTAGTTTTAGCCTTGAACAACCATAATGACTAAATTGGCCACCATGGAAGCGTCTACAAATCCCAATAGGAGTAGCATCATTTGTGGGAGATCTAGCTTCAAGGTAAAGTTGCCGCATATTAATACATTTCCTCAATTGGTTCTTCTTCCTCTTCATTTTCTTCATCTAAGCATAACACAGGCTCCCCATAAGGATTTACTTGTATAGTTACGCCTGAATTGAATATGAGGTAGTAAACTCCTCCAACACACGTTCTGAAATAGTCCAATTTAGAAATTTCTTTTAAATTTACAGTTTGGCAACCACTAAAAAGTAATAACAATAGTCCCAATTTTCTCATTTTATTCGAACCCTTTTAAAAAATATAAAGAAAGGGAGCCCACCCTGGCTCCCCCTATCTTAAGAATCAGAAGATCACTCTACTGACCCTTGAGAATAATTTGTACCCTACGGTTGGCTGTCCGACCTTCAGGTGTAGCATTAGAAGCTACAGGCTGCTGAGACCCATAGCCATTAACTGCGAAACGACTATCAGGAAAAGTCTCAGGTGCTTTCTGCTTCAAAAACTCTTTAACCGCTAAAGCTCTAGCTTTAGACAGGGGTAAATTTGTTTTATGTTCATCACCAGTGTTGTCAGTGTATCCTTCAACATTAATGAGAAGTCCAGTGATAGCTAAACTGTCTTTAAGTTGGTGAAGTTGAGCAACTCCAGAAGGAGTTAGGGTTGCTTGACCAACTTCAAAGTTGATGCTGTAGTTGCGTTTAGACACCACAGGAGCGGAGGCAATATCTTTATTATCAAACTTAGGAACGTCCGCTGCCGCACCTGGATCAGCCATTACAGCTTGAGCCGCTGTAATATAAGACTTGTCTACAAGTTCTTTCACATCTGGGATTGGAGTATCTTTAAAAAGCTCAGGATACTGTTGCAATACAATAGTAGAGAAAGTCGTATAGGTAGAACGGAAGTTATCATTGGCTCCTGGAACTAAACCAAACAAAATAAGGTTATCGGCTAGGTTGTTGACGGTTGATCCACCAAGTTCAATTTTATTACCAGTTTTGTCAGTCTCAACTACACCTTTGTAGTATTTGTACCAATAGTTCGCATCTTGATCAGCATAAACCTTAGCCGAGATCTCAGCCGCTTTACGGAGGATGTTGTCATGTGCTTTAACTTGATCTCCACCTTCAAAGATTGCAGCTAACATGTGAGTCACTTGCTCACGGTTAGCATCGAAGAATGCTTTTGAACCAATAATTACAGCAGGCATCTGTGAGCGGTATTCTTTAGATGAAACCACTTTAACTAGACCGCCTTTCTGTTGAGCTACAGTCACATCCCCAGGAGTCCAAGTAACAACTGCATTAACACAGACTTGTTTCTTCTCACCTGTAGGATGACCGTTGGAAACAACCTTACGCTCTTCGCATTTGCCTGCAACATAGTCCGCTGCTGCGGTGTTGTAGTCTTGTGCCGCTGACCAGTTGAGAGCTTCTGGGTCATAAGTTTTTTCATCAGGGTTGTTTTTAATACCATTGTCTGCTGCCCACTTCATGGCAATATTCCAGTCACCATCACGTAGAACACCAGCAATCACGATGCCCTTTGCATTTTGTGGATCTGCTTTAACTTCAGGTGCTGCCATGAAAGCATCTTCACCACGGCTATAACCGTTAGATCCAATGATGTTTAAAACGTACTGAGGTCCAAGCTTTTTAAGCTGTGGGTTAACAGCAGCAGCAAATTGTCCAGCTCCATCTCCCATGATAATGACAAAGTTAGCACCTTTAGAACACTGCTTTGCTCCATCATAAATTTCCTTAGCACAAGCAATGAGTTCCTCTTGCATTTTACTAGTATCATCTTGACGATACAGAGTCAGGTTTACGTTGTGCTTCTCCATTAGAGAGCCCTTGGTAGTATTAGCCCCCCCGTTAGCGAATAGAAGACCCATTTGAGAGTTCCATTCCCAGATCCCACCCCTGATAAGAGTATTTTTAACGTTTGCATCTGCATTGCTAGGTAAAGAGATAGCGGTAACTGCTAAAGTTTGGGATTCTTTAAGATCTGGTAATACTGCTTTTTCAGGGATCAAAGACTTAATGATTCCAGGTGTGGGGATAAGTCCACTTTGAGCAGCTTTAGTAAATCCGTAATAACCACCGCCAGCTACTACAGCTACGATTGCTAAACGAGCGAACGGGGTCAACTTCGTCTTCATTTAATTCTCCATTACAATGTCGGTGTACTTCTTTTTCTTATCTACTTGCAGCACCTTCGGTGCGGCTGTCAGGTCTAATACTTCTCTGGAGTTTTGTGCTTTAGCAATAAGAATTGGTTTCTCATTACCTAACAAAAAAGAAGCCCCAGCGTTTTGCCATTTCTCAAGCTCCGCAAAGCCTTTCTCTTCAAACACAGCATTGTCTAAATCAACTGAGGCTATAATGTTAGCTGAAAGCTCCATAAAGCTTTCCATCTCACCAGCCTTAGCTCCAATGTCATCAACAAGATTTTCCATAGCCATGTCAAACATATACTTCTTATCTGGGTCACCCTTAAGGATTTTGAGAGCAGATCTAAACGCAGATGAAGCCCCTGTTAAAGCAATTTGCTCTCTTTTCTTTACACTTACTTCATCGGCAGTATCTTCAAGAACAATACCTGAGATCTCATACATCTTAGTTAAAGCTCTGTAGAGCATCTCTAGTTTTGTATAGAGAGTTTGAAGTGTCATGTTAGACTTCTCTAACCGACCAGCTTTACGGCTCATCAGAAGGGTTTGGTCGCTTTGACCAGTTTGCTGTGCTTTGTTTGCTCTAGCTAGATTGGCTTCTTTTTCCGCTTTGTTTTTAACTATGACATCTTGAAGCTGTTGCATGTTCCCACGCAAGTTAGTCACTTGCTTAAACATCACTTCACGGTTTTGCTTCATATCCTCAATATAGCTTTCCAAAATTGCAATTGGATTCAGGTTAATGAAGACACCTGTAATTTTACGCATGGTGGTTTTATAAACATAACCAACTAAGGTACGGAACTTTGGATCTAAAGCTACATAGACAACGCCACCGATAACAGCGAACATGAAACCTAGATAGATAGTATTAGCCGCTAAAACAATCAATGTGGGTATTAATGTATATAAGCCAAAACCAATGGCGGCTAGAAAAAGCATCCCAGTGATGCCTTCTTTCTTCTGCCAGAAAGATTTAGAAGTTTTTGTAGTTAGCTCATTCATTTGTTACCCCAAATAATTTGTTAGTTTTGTAATATCATTTTTAATGTCTTGAACCATAGTAGCTTGAACAGCTAAAAAGGTAATTTTATTATCATCAATAAGTGCTTTATCGGTCTCGACTTTAGCTGCTAAGATATTCTTTTGGGCAGTAAGAGTATTGACATTTGCAGTTAGCTCTTTGATATCCGCTGTCTTCGCTACAATTGAATCCTCTAGGAGAGTTACTTCATTTAAAGATCCAACAATTTTAGTCTTAATTTGTTCTTCAACAGCTTCATTGAAGTTCTTTAGTTCTTGATTGAGAACAGTGAGGTAATGATCTGCTGTCTGTACAAGTTTAGCTGGGGTTACACCCATCACCTTAGCAGCGGAAAAAACAGTTTTAAATCTGAGCTTTTCGTCTAGGATATCCTTTGCCAATTCTTGTGTCGCATTTTTAAACTTTAGATAATCATAACTATCTAAAGCATTAGACTCTAATGCTTCTTGCAGTATCTTAGTAGCTTTGCTTGTCTTGGTTGTAGTTACTACTGGAGTAGCCGCAGTTGAAGGTGGAATAAAAGCTGGTTCCGATGTCTGTTCTTCCAAAGGATCTTCTTGAATAAAAGCACCTTTGAGAAAACTAAGTGCGGACTTTTTCTTAGGTGTTTGAACCTGAGCCATTTGCTATATTCTCCGTGAGTTGGTAAGAGGACGCTAGCAAATACTTTTTTAAAAAGCTATATTTTTTTAGTGGTTAAAAAAGTGGCACGGCAGACCCGATTTGAACAGGTATCATTCTGGTTTGGAATCAGAGGTTTTCCCAATTAAACTACTGCCGTACATTGGTGGGAGCACTAAGACTGTTGAACGGAAACATCTGGGTTTTCAAGCCAGCGTGCAGACCCCTACACCAGATTGGCATTAGTACTGACGGACAGGTTCGAACTGTCGTAGACCTGATTATGGATCAGGCGGCTCAACCACTCACCCACGTCAGCATAAAAACTTTACGTAAAGCTCCTCCCTAATAAATGGATTCCAGAACTAGAAACAGCTATCTCACTTAATCCTTCAGAAATTTGATGTGATTCCCCCTCAATAAGAGGCTCCATCCAAATAGTCACAGGCAAAGATGCATTTCCATATTTCTTCTGTAGCTCTGTTAGTTTTAAAATTAGATCAGTGAGAGACATTGTTTGTTTGTCCCTAGATGCATCTTTAATTTCGACTTTCATTTACAGATCCCTTTAAATGCAAGAACCCCGCTCTAGTCTTAAACTTAGAGCGGGGTTCTGTTATCTTATGCGTTTGGCAATAGAAGTTACCGCTCCGGTTCTCCGAAGTTATACCACATGCTAAAATAAAAATTGTTGGTTCGCATAAAAGTTTCCTATTTACGTAGTCTATGTAATAATTTACAAAAAGTCAATAAAATCTAGAAATATTTGTTTCTGACTTTTTCTTGAGAGAAACCAGCTAATAGGAAGAGCTTGGTTTAGTTCCTAATTTTTGTGAATTTAGTGTATTACTTCACTGTTTGCTAAAAATACCCATATTTTTAAGCTTAGGGTTAAGCCTGCGATTATCTGTGAAGCCACCTGGATCTGAACCCGACTGTCTCAAGTTAGAATAAAGACTTTCGTCAAATGGGTGGAAACTAAAGATCCCGTCTTTGCCCCACATTTCCCCATACAGATAGAGAGCATCGTAAAATTCACTTACTAATCGACCTGTTTCTTTGTGGCAACGCATACATTCTTCGTCAGTAACTTTTAAAAGACCTGCTGTATATTCGTTAGGCACAACAGAGAGCTTTAAACTTTTAGTGGAAGCTGCAAATGTTTTCTGACTTCCGTTCTCTTTCCAAGAAGTATTGAAAGCCGAAACGAAAGGTGTTGTAGCGAGAAGCTCCCTAACTAAATCATCATCACCAAATTCGGGTAGGTAGTCTAAGTAACCATCTTGTTGAAATGTAGACGCAAGATTTCCTTTTGCTTTGAGTGAGAAAGGTGTCAGTGTTGTATTGTCCTCTAAGTAGCGTAGCATCGCCACGATTTTTGGGTCTGAGCTATTGGGTCTTAGCCATTGAAGCGCAATAGCTAAGTCTGAAGCTCTTGGAAAAGGTCTAAAGACATCCATTGTCCAGCCTAGAGAAGTCTTAGTTCTTGTTCTTACTTCTACAGGCAAGATGTTGGAACCATCTTTCACAAATAAAACTTCCCCAAAGATAGTTCCTCTTTGATAAGCCCAAGTCCACTGTGGTCGATTATCATTTCTGCGGATTTCTGTAATGGGAGTTGTTTTAACCTGACCATTAGCTTGTGTGAAGCTGACGAAGTGTTCGACATAAATGGTCGTTGAGGTATCTGTCCCCGCTGTCGTACCAAAAGGAAACTGCCAACGTTGCTTACTACGGTTATGTAACCCCCCAATGACATCTTCAGATCCAGCAACTAAGTCTGGCCACTTATCATTAGAGCTAGCGCCACAAGAGTCTTGGTAAGAATCCTTCATAACACTTTCATTATACCAAAGCGTCTGTGAATCAGCGAAAATAGTTTCTAAATTGTAATCATCCACTTTTGGTAAGGAGCGTAAGATTTTAGAAACTTCAGATGGAGATAGAAGTTGTTGGATGGATGAACTAGAACTTGCAAGGTTAGTTAGGTCGGTGTTTTCGCAACCTACAATAAATAACATTGCAGCAAGAATAGCTCGCATAATAAACCCCCCTTTAATCCCCCCGGATTAAGTTGTATTAAATCTAGCTTAAAACCCCTAGCCTTTAGCTATGGGGATATAAGAAAATCTAGCTCTAAGTTTTTATGATATAAGTCACGTTTGCATTCAAAGGACGGGTTTCGTTATCACCTGAAATGCTTTGAGATGCTGCTGTTCCACCTGAAATAGTTTGAGCAGCAGCGGTTCCACCAAAAGTATGAGTATGCGAACCTAAACCTTGATCGTTTACTCCAAGAGTGTTCACATTCGAAGCATTATTGGTATTGTTCGGTGTTAAATTAGAACCACCCGTTAGAGTTAGTGCTGTGGTAGGCATTGCGTGCGTGTGTGCTACAGTGTTCGGTCCATTAGTAGTTCCTGAAATGGAACTGGCAGAGGCTGAAATACCAGAAAGAGAACTTGTTGAATTAGCTAAACCTGTAGTTGATTTAGTTCCACTTTGCGTACCTGAAGCAATAGCAGTAGCAAGACCTTGAACACTACCTACGTTGTCTCCTGTGTTACCGCCTGTGTTGGCAGCAATTCTAGAAGCCCTGTCAGGATCTCTTCCTACTGCGGAATCTACACCACGTAGAAACCGTCCTCGGTAATCGGGCAAATGAAAAGTAGTTGATCCATCCCCTGTTCCGTGAGCAGTTCCAATGGCTGCGAAGAGGGCAGTATAGGTAGCTCGTGCTATAGTGGTTCCATCACAAAGCAACCAACCTGTAGGAGCTGTAGCTCCTGCATAAGCCCAAACTACTCCTGGAGGTACTATTCCACCTATTTGATGTGACATTAAATACCTCCTGATCCATCTAAATTAAGATCTCTTTGTTGACGGTCAAATTCCAATTGCTGCACTACTTGGTTATAAATAGTCTCTTCTATAATCTCGACGGTCTTCAGTCCGTTAATTCTTACTGCAAAGCCATGTTCATTGGATATATGATGACCATTGGAATCATAATCATAGTCTCCATAGACAAGTTG